GCACCACGCTGGCCGACTGCTCCGCACGGGTGCATTCATTCAGTGTTTCCTGCCGGATATCCTGCATCAGTTCACCACCTGTTCAAACTCTGCGCTGAACTCAACACGCAGCATACTGACCCGCGACGACCATTTTGCGCAGGTCACCTTTATCTGCCGCCACTCATAAGGCGGCGTCCACAGAAAGGATTTCCAGCCCCCGTGCTCTTCCAGAAACGACTCCAGTACCGTGGCCTCCTCACGGGGGACAGAAAGCGTCACGCTGTACGTTTTCAGGTTGGCATTCAGCCCGGCAGGCGCACGCTGGGAATAGCCATCACCAAAGCGCACCTTTCTTACAGAAGGGACCGAAGCCACATCCATACCGGGTTTCACTTTCCAGCGGAAGGTCTTCATCGTCCACCTCCGGAGAACAGGCCACCATCACGCATCTGTGTCTGAATTTCATCACGGGCACCCTTGCGGGCCATGTCATACACCGCCTTCAGAGCAGCCGGACCTATCTGCCCGTTCGTGCCGTCGTTGTTAATCACCACATGGTTATTCTGCTCAAACTTCCCGGACGCCTGCGACCGGCTGTCCGCCAGACTGCCCGGTGTACCGACATAACCGCCGGTGGCATAGCCGCGCATCAGCCGGTAAAGATTCCCCACGCCAATCCGGCTGGTTGCCTCCTTCGTGAAGACAAACTCACCACGGTGAACAATCCCCGCAGGCTCATATTTGCCGCCGGTTCCCGTAAATCCTCCGGTCGCAAAATGGAATTTCGCCGCAGCTGCCTGAATGGCTGTACCGCCTGATGCGGATGCGCCGCCACCAACAGCCCCGCCAATGGCGCTACCGATACTCCCGACAATCCCCACCATTGCCTGCTTAAGCAGAATTTCTGTCATCATGGACAGCACGGAACGGGTGAAGCTGCGCCAGTTCTGCTCACTGCCGGTCAGCATCGCCGCCATATTCTGCGCAATACCATCAAAGGTCTGCGTGGCTGCACTTTTAACCTGCGACATACTGTCCGTGGCGCTCTCTTCCCACTCACTCCAGCCGGACTTCAGGCCTGCCATCCAGCTCCCGCGAAGCTGGTCTTCAGCCGCCCAGGTCTTTTTCTGCTCTGACATGACGTTATTCAGCGCCAGAGAATTATCGCCATACTGTTCCTTCAGGCGCTGTTCTGTGGCTTCCCGCGCTGCCTGCCGGTCAGTCAGCCCCCGGTTTTTCGCATCAATGGCGGCCCGTTTTGCCCGTTGCTGCTGTGCGAATTTATCCGCCTGCTGCGCCAGCGCGTTCAGGCGCTCCTGATACGTAACCTTGTCGCCAAGTGCAGCCAGCTGGCGTTTGTACTCCAGCGTCTCATCTTTATGCGCCAGCAGGGATTTCTCCTGTGCAGACAGCTGGCGACGTTGTGCCGCCTCCTCCAGTACCGCGAACTGACTTTCAGCCTTCCACAAATCCCGGCGCTGCTGGCTGATTTTCTCATTTGCTCCGGCATGCTTCTCCAGCGTCCGGAGTTCAGCCTGAAGCGTCAGCAGGGCAGCATGAGCACTGTCTTCCTGACGATCGCCCGCAGACACCTTCACGCCGGACTGTTTCGGCTTTTTCAGCGTCGCTTCATAGTCCTTTTTCGCCGCCGCCATCAGCGTGTTGTAATCTGCCTGCAGAATTTTCCCGTCCTTCAGTGCCTTGTTCAGTTCTTCCTGACGGGCGGTATATTTCTCCAGCGGCGTCTGCAGCCGTTCGTAAGCTTTCTGCGCCTCTTCGGTATATTTCAGCCGTGACGCTTCAGTATCGCTCTGCTGCTGCGCATTTTTGTCCTGTTGACTCTGCTGTTCAGCCTTCTTTCTCGCGGCTTCAAGCGCAAGACGGGCCTTTTCACGATCATCCCAGTAACGCGCCTGCGCTTCATCGTTAACGAAATAATCATCCTTGCGCAGACTCCAGATGTCGTCCGCTTTCTTAAACGCAGCCTCTGCCTTAATCAGCATCTCCTGCGCGGTATCAGGACGACCAGTATCCAGCACCGCATCCCACATGGATTTGAATGCCCGCGCTGTCCTGTCTGCCCAGGTCTCCAGCGTACCCATGTTCTCTTTCAGGCGGCGGGTCTGGTCATCAAACCCTTTCGTCGCGGCCTCGTTCGCAGCCTGCAATGCCCCGGCTTCATCGCCGGAATGCTGCAACTGAGCAACATACGCAATCTGCTCCGCCGTCACGTTATGGAACTGGCGTGCCATCGCTGTCAGCCCTGACGTCGGGTCTGTGGTCAGCTTCCCGAAGGCTTCAGCGACCTTGTCCACCTCCACGCCGGATGCAGAGGAGAAACGCGCCACACTCTGGCTGATGGATGCAATCTGAGCCTCACCGCTTACTCCCGCCTTAACCAGTGCGCTGAGTGACTCGCTGGTCTGGTTAAACGTCAGCCCTGCCGCCTGCCCGGCTCTGGACAGGACCAGCATACGATCTGCCGTCAGACCCGACTGATTGCCGGAAAGGACCAGCGTTTTGTTGAAATCGGACAGGGTTGAGTTGCCCTGATACCAGGCATACGCCAGCGCACCGGTCGCCACCGCCAGCGAGGTGGCCCCGACCATCGGCAGGGTGATCGCACCGGCAAGCCCCCTGAACATGGGGATCATCCCGCCGAAGGAGTCCTTCACCTGACCACCCTGTTGCAGCAGGATCAGCCACGGACTTTGCCCGCCTGCAAGCTGCGTGGCCACGTCGGTGAACTACGCAGGCAGCATACGCATGGCAGCTTTATACTGCCCGACGGAAATCCCCGCTTTCTGTGCAGCCAGTGCCTGTCGGCTCAGCGACTGTTCAACGACTGCCGCTGTTTTTTTCGCATCACTTTCCGTACCGGAAAAATGACGCCTGACTCTGGCCATCTGCTCGTCAAATCTGGCCGCATCCAGACTTAAATCAACGACCAGATCGCCTACCGGTTCAGCCATACCGGACTCCTCCTGCGATCCCTTCTGATACTGTCATCAGCATTACGTCATCCTCCGTCATGTCCGCCACATCCGGGGAAACGGGGATAACTTCATTCACATCCGGGCCAAAGCGGACGCCTCCGGCAAGCCCTGCCGCTTTCTGCATCAGCACATCATCTTCAGGCTCTTCGTCAGCCTCACGCTGGTTCAGCAAACTGAAATCCAGCGGATGCATCTCCGGATCGCTGAAAAACAGGCTGAGCACGGTGTACGTCAGCCCGGAAAAGTGCATATCCAGCAGAACATCATGAAAATAATGGGTACTGTAAAAGCGGTGCCAGTCGGCATACTCCGTGGATGACATCCCGGCAAGCATGGCACGCCAGTCGGGTCGCCCCATCTCACGCGCCAGTTTCAGGGCAAAACTCAGCTCACCGTCGAACACTTTCCCGCAGAAACAGGCTCTGCGGGCCCGGCGTCCTCTGTCTGTTCAGGGGCATTATTCACCACAAACTCATACATACCAGACAGCCGGTACACCACGTTTTCAGCATGAGAAATTGCCTCCGTGGGCCAGGTGGTAAGCACTTCCTGCTCAATCTGTTTAACGGCTTCATTCATGGACGGCATCTGCGTCTTCTGCGGATGGTTATGCCACAGGGACATCGCCACCAGAAACGCGCCGGTTCTGATGGCGTCTTCCACAGTAAACTTCCGGTTGCTGTCTGACTCCGCCTGTTCTGCCTGCCGTTTCATCAGGGCGAGATGCTCAATGCGCTGCAGGGCTGACAGTTCAGAAAGCGTGACGGTCACACCGTTATGTTCAAATGATTCGGTTTTCAGGAACATCGCTGACTCTCCGGATTAACTGGCGGTGACGGTAATTTCTGCAACTGCAGCAAACTCACCATTACCGGATACAACCGGAATGTTGACCTTGCCTGCAGCAACGCCGTTCACGGTGATGGTCATACCACTGACCGACACGGTGGCTTTTGTTTTATCCGCAGACACCGCACGAAAGCTCTTGTCGGTTACGCCCTCCGGCTGGAAGGCCACGGTCAGCGTGGTGCTCTGCCCTTTCACCACCGAGGTGCTGGCAGGCGTCACGGTCATGCCGGTTGCCGCTGTTACCGTGCTGCGATCTTCTGCCATCGACGGACGTCCCACATTGGTGACTTTCACCGTGCGGGTGATCACTTCCTTCGCCGTCACCGCCTTACCGATACTGCTGACCCAGCCACGGAACACATCGACCGTGCCGTTCGGGAAGCGGATTTTATAGGCACGGGTATCGCCTTCATTAAACCACGCCAGCAGCGCCTGCTGCCCCTGCTCTCCGGGCATCCACGCCAGCGTGAAGCTGGTATCTCCGGCAGATTTCTGCCCCTGCCCGGTCGCAGTCCAGTCTGCATCTTCATCATCGAGATAGCTGTCGTCATAGGACTCAGCGGTCAGTTCGCCGGGCGTCAGGTCTTTAACTTTTGCCAGACGCGACCAGTCAACGTCTGAAAGCGGATTCGCATAAGGGTCGCCGTTTCCGTTATAAACCCACAGGGTGGTCCCGGCACCTTTCACCGGCATTGTAGGATTTGGTACAGGCATAGCGTCCTCACATTTCATAGGTAATGACATAAGTCAGATCGGCTGAACTCCACAGGCCCGCATCATCGTCGCGCCGGTAGTCATAGCCGCTGGCCACCATACTGGTGATCAAATCTGACAGTGCCGGGATATCGCTCATCACCGGATAAATCCGGGACTCCATCCACGCATCCAGCTCTGAATCCGGCACCTGAGCAGGCAGGAAAACTTCGATATGCAGCTCCGCCTGCCAGGTATCGCTGTCCAGCTCTTCGCCCGTGTATTCAGCGCCGGTGAGATAAACGGCAACTGCCGGAAAATCCGCCTCATCAAAAACAGCGGGGCGACCATCAAAAAACGTCGCCCCGGTGTCATGCTTCTCCAGTGCATCCAGTACGGCTGCACGGAGTTCAGTATGTTTCATCGCTTTATTACCATCCTCAGTTGATGCTGCAGCGCATAGCCCAGCTCTTTCGGAAGACGTTCACGCCGTATCCGCTCAATATTTTGTTTAAACGCCGTGGTCAGCGGCACCGCCATCGGGATTTTCACCACATCAATGGGGTAACGGTTTTTCCCGGCCACACGCTGCATGACATGCCACCGGCCATTTTTCAGTTGCTGAATAAACGCGCCGGGAATACGACGGTTACCCACCACAAGCACGCTGCCGCCACCTTTCAGGGATGAACGCTGCCCCTTTTTACGACGCCTGCGGCGCGAAAGGACAACCCGCGCATTACCCAGCTTGATTACGGGCAAATCCCCCCGGTTAACTTTGATTCTGGCCTGCGGATTTTTGACCGTGGCCCTTTTCAGCCTGGCCCTTTCCTTTACCAGTTTCCGGCGTACCTTTGTCTCACGGGCAACCTGTGACGCCGACTGCGATATCGCGGATGAAGCAACGCGGTTAATGGCCATTGCGGCGGCACCAGGCACCGCCGTTTTGCTGATACGGCTGAGGTTTTCAATGGCCTGCTCAAGACCTTTTATGGCCATACATCCCCCTTTCAGCGGCGACGGTTAACGGCAGGCGGTACGCCCCGCCCAAGCCAGAGATGACAGCTTCCACCATCATCCGGCGAAACCCGGTTTATCCAGAAGTTTTCCTCACCGATGGTCAGCGTGTCTCCACGCCGCAGCTGCCGCACATCATCAGTCCGGACAAACAGGGACGGGCTGGAGCCTTCAACGCGCACGCCCTGTCCGGCATAGCTGATATTTTCAGGGTCATCAAAAACACCACGTATTACTGCGCCGGACTGCTCACCGGATGTCATGGTGGCTGACGTTCCCATGTACCCGCGTATCGTTTCATCGGCGCGGACAATGGCAGCATCGAACAGGTTATCGAAATCAGCCACAGCGCCTCCCGTTATTGCATTCTGGCCAGGCCGCGCTCTGTCATTTCGGCTGCCACACCGGCAGAGACACGAAACGCCGTTCCCGGCAGCACAAATGCCACAGGTTCATCCCGCGTGGCGTGAAGTGCATCGGTATGCAGCGTCACCAGTGCCACAACCGTGACCAGAGCAGCCGTATCAGTCACGGTATCCGTCTGTGCTGATACCACCTCATTTTCATGTCCGGTCAGCGCATTTTCCGGGCTGACAGACGAGTCCTGACCGGCTCCGTCATCCGTGTCATCAAGCTCCTCTTCCAGCTCTGCCACACGGAGCGCCAGTTCTTCTTTCGTCCCCGTCAGGCTGACATCACGGTTCAGTTGCTCACCCAGCGACCGGAGACGGGCAATCAGTTCATCTTTCTTCATGGACTCCTCCACAGAGAGAAAATGGCCCCTAAGGGCCATGATTACGCCAGTTGAACGGACACGAACTCATCAGGATCAGCCAGCAGCATCAGCGGTGCTGACTGAATCATGGTGAACTCTCGCGCCGGATGTCTTCCAGTTTTTCGGATAACGGGGAGACGCATTAATACCCTCACTCAATGCATCCGCATCCTGAATACAGCCATAGGTGCGCAGACCGCGTGCATGAGTGTTACCCAGCACCATCGTGTTGTCCGGCAGGAAGTTCTTTTTGACGCCGTTTTCCACGTACTGTCCGGAATACACGACGATGGCCACATCGCCATACATTCCCTTATAAGACACCGCTTTGCCCAGGTCTTTTACCGCTGTCTCCAGTTCGGAATGAGAGCCGCGACGGGTATCCAGCTTCTCCCTGACGGCTTTGAAGGAACGGAACAGCGCCCAGCCTTTCGGGTCAAACACGATGATATTCACCACGCCGCTGGCGTTCAGCGCGTAGGCTTCGATATCGTCGGTCGGGTCATACGTGGACTTGTCACGCTTGCTCCACTCCGTGCCGCCGGACTGCGTGATGTTGTTCGCCGCACTGCGGCCCATATCCACCTCAACCGGATCGAAGGCTTCACCGGTCATGGTGTATTTGCCCTTGAGCACGGCAGAAACTGCCTGCATCTCTTCGACCTGAGCAATGGCCAGCTCTTCGTCACGCATGTTCTGCATGATGATGCGACGGCGGCGGTAAGCCGGGTCCGCCAGATTCTGCGGATCTTCATCCGGCAGGCGACGCAGGGTCATCTGCGGATTCACTTCATGCTTGGGTTTGACATATCCCGGCGTAAATTCAGAGGTGGAGCCGCCACGGGAACGGATAACCTCACCGGAAACAATCGGCGAAACGTACAGCGCCATGTTTACCAGTCCCGGAATTTGTGAGAGATAGACTTTCTCCGTAGTGAAGGGATAGCTCTCACGGAAAAAGAGACGCAGAAACAGCGGATCAAACTTAAATTTCTGCTCATTTGCCGCCAGCAGCTGGGCGGTTGTGTACATCGACATAAAAAAATCCCGTAAAAAAAGCCGCACAGGCGGCCTTTAGTGATGAAGGGTAAAGTTAAACGATGCTGATTGCCGTTCCGGCAAACGCGGTCCGTTTTTTCGTCTCGTCGCTGGCAGCCTCCGGCCAGAGCACATCCTCATAACGGAACGTGCCGGACTTGTAGAACGTCAGTGTGGTGCTGGTCTGGTCAGCAGCAACTGCAAGAATGCCAACGGCAGCACCGTCGGTGGTGCCATCCCACGCAACCAGCTTACGGGTGGAGGTGTCCAGCATCAGCGGGGTCATTGCAGGCGCTTTCGCACTCAATCCGCCGGGCGCGGTTGCGGTATGAGCCGGGTCACTGTTGCCCAGCGGCTGGTAATGGGTAAAGGTTTCTTTGCTCGTCATAAACATCCCTTACACTGGTGTGTTCAGCAAATCGTTAACGGCATCAGATGCCGGGTTACCTGCAGCCAGCGGTGCCGGTGCCCCCTGCATCAGACGATCCAGCGCAGTGTCACTGCGCGCCTGTGCACTCTGTGGTGCTGCGGCCAGAATACGGCGGGCCGTTTCCACGGTCATACCGGGGGTTTCGGCCAGCACGCATGCCTGTTCTTCGCGTCCGTGAGCCTCCTCACAGTTGAGGATCCCCATAATGCGACTGTTTTCTGCCGCAACCGCTGCGGTGATCTGCGCGTTCACGTCCGGCTGCGCCGCGCTGGCGTTCTCGCCCTCCGTCGCTTGCACCACGCCAGTAACGTCAGCCTGCGAAGCAGTGGCTGAAACAGTTGTTGATTGAGTCTCTTTGGTCATTCGCCCTCCTGAGAGACGGGATTTACGTGCATCCAGTGCATCACGCATGACGGTGATCGCATCGGTACTGTTCACAAGTTCATCAGCCAGTCCGGCATCAATGGCCTCCTGACCGCTGTACACTGCAGCCTCGGTATCCAGCACAGCCTGCACGGACAGGCCGGTATATGCCGACACCTTCTGTGCAAACATCCGGCGGGTTGCATCCATCCGGGACTGCAGTGTTTCCCGGACATCATCCGGTAGATGGCTGTAGGGGTTGCCATCCACCTTATGGCTGCCGCTGTAAATCAGCGTGATTTCCACGCCCTGTTTCTCCAGCGCAGCACCGTAATTACTGTGAGCCATCATGACGCCAATGGAGCCTGTCCGGGCGGTCTGCGTGACCAGACGCCGGGAGGCGGCGCTGGCAAGCAGCTGACCTGCACTGCAGTTCATGTCGTTGGCCAGCGCCCATACCGGTTTTATGTCTCGCACACGGGCGATGATGTCAGCACAGTCAAATGCTCCCGCCACCATCCCGCCCGGTGTGTCCATATCCAGCAGAATGCCGTCCACCATCGGATCGCTGGCAGCCTGTTGCAGACGGGCGATAATGCCGTTGTAACCGGTCATTCCCGAATACGGCTGCAGCGCCCGCGTCCGGCTGACCAGCGTACCGGACACCGGCAGCACGGCGATGCCGTTCATGACCTGATAACTGCGGGCCTGTCGTGGTCCGTCATCATCACCGGATAACGCCAGCGCCGCGGGTGCCTCTCCGGCAGTCAGGCTGTCGCCGGATACTGCATCCGTCAGGCGGCTGATCCCAAGCTGGCCTGCAAGCGCACAAAAGAAAACCCGCGCATAGGCGGGTTCAAGCATCAGCGGCTCATTAAAAGCCATGCTGGCAATATGCGGGAGATTACGCAGCTCTGCTGTCACTCTTCTCCTCCTCTGTTGATTGTCGCAGTCCGGATTCAAATGCCGCAGCCGCCCAGGCGGGCGGTTTAAGACCGGCTGCACGGCGCTCCATCGTTTCACGGACCTGCTGGGCAAAAATTTCCTGATAGTCGTCACCGCGTTTCGCGCACTCTTTCTCGTAGGTGCTCAGTCCGGCTTCTATCAGCATCACCGCTTCCTGAACTTCTTTCAGACCATCGATGGCCATACGACCGGAGCCTATCCAGTCGCAGTTCCCCCAAGCACTGCGGGCTTCCTGAAAGCTGAAGCGCGCTTTTGAAGGTAACGTCACCACGCGGCGAACGATGGCCTCTTCCAGCCAGCACAGAAACATCTGGCTCGCCTGACGGGATGCGACGAATTTTCGCCGCCCCATAAAGTACGCCCACGACTCGTTCGCACTGGCCCGTGCCGTGGAGTAGCTCATCTGGGCGTAATTCCGGGAAAGCTGCTCATACGAGACACCCAGCCCGGCAGCGATATACCGCAACAGTGACTGCTCAAACACGGAGTAGCCGTTATCCGTATCCTGAGCCGTCTGCAGGTTCAGTGAGTCACCCGGCATCAGGTGCGGTACTTTTGCGCCTCCCAGCCGGACCGGCGCTGCGGCGTAATACGCGGCAATTTCACCAATCCAGCCGGTCAGCCTTTCCCGCTGCTCCTGACTGTTCGCGCCCAGAATAAAATCCATCGCTGACTGCGTATCCAGCTCACTCTCAATGGTGGCGGCATACATCGCCTTCACAATGGCGCTCTGCAGCTGCGTGTTCTGCAGCGTGTCGAGCATCTTCATCTGCTCCATCACGCTGTAAAACACATTTGCACCGCGAGTCTGCCCGTCCTCCACGGGTTCAAAAACGTGAATGAACGAGGCGCGCCCGCCGGGTAACTCACGGGGTATCCATGTCCATTTCTGCGGCATCCAGCCAGGATACCCGTCCTCGCTGACGTAATATCCCAGCGCCGCACCGCTGTCATTAATCTGCACACCGGCACGGCAGTTCCGGCTGTCGCCGGTATTGTTCGGGTTGCTGATGCGCTTCGGGCTGACCATCCGGAACTGTGTCCGGAAAAGCCGCGACGAACTGGTATCCCAGGTGGCCTGAACGAACAGTTCACCGTTAAAGGCGTGCATGGCCACACCTTCCCGAATCATCATGGTAAACGTGCGTTTTCGCTCAACGTCAATGCAGCAGCAGTCATCCTCGGCAAACTCTTTCCATGCCGCTTCAACCTCGCGGGAAAAGGCACGGGCTTCTTCCTCCCCGATGCCCAGATAGCGCCAGCTTGGGCGATGACTGAGCCGGAAAAAAGACCCGACGATATGATCCTGATGCAGCTGGATGGCGTTGGCGGCATAGCCGTTATTGCGTACCAGATCGTCTGCGCGGGCATTGCCACGGGTAAAGTTGGGCAACAGGGCTGCATCCACACTTTCACTCGGTGGGTTCCACGACCGCAACTGCCCTCCAAATCCGCTGCCACCGCCGTGATAACCGGCATATTCGCGCAGCGATGTCATGCCGTCCGGCCCCAGAAGGGTGGGAATGGTGGGCGTTTTCATACATAAAATCCTGCAGGTCCCCTGCGTCGCTGTGTCATGCCGGTCTGCACTTCCAGCTCTGCAATATATTTTTTCAGGTCAGACACGGAAGTGGCCGTAAACTCCACCCTTCGTCCGTCTTTCTGTACTGTTGCCACCCGTTTACCTGTCATCAGGTCATGCAGTGCCGCACGGGCAGCGGCAAGTTCTTCCTGTCGCGTCATTCATCCTCTCCGGATAAGGCACGGGCGTAATCTGCCAGTGTTTTCTTGTTGGTTGCTGCACCATCCTCTTCCTGCAGGCTCGCCAGCAGCGCACTGAGATCCAGCTGCCAGCGGGAAATACTGATGCGCAGCGCCGCCAGCGCATAAACGAAGCAGTCGAGCGCCTCATTGCGTCGCTTTTTGCTGTCCCACAGTATTTTTTTCCTGCCATCCACCCATTTTTCGACCTGCTCTTCAGCAGTCAGCTGCTGCGCTTCGGTCAGATCAAAAATATCCGGGTTATTCGGGAAGTGAACGGCACCGGGAAGCGGTTCATCCCCTTCCGGCGTCAGTGTGAAGCGGTTATAAATCTGCTCTTTCGCGGTATCCGTACCAATTTCGGTAAGGTAAACCCCGTTTTTGTTTCGCTTACGTGGCATGCTGGCCACAGGCTTTCCGTAGACGGATGCCCCTTTAATGGGGATCACCCGGAACAGCCCATGCTTTTTCGAGCGTTCATACACAATGGTCGGGTCAATCCCGCCAATATCCCAGCAGATACGGGATACCGACATTTCTGCACCATTCCGGCGGATATAGGTTTTATTGATGGCCTCATCCACACGCAGCAGCGTCTGTTCATCATCGTGGCGGCCCATAATAATCTGCCGGTCAATCAGCCAGCTTTCCTCACCCGGCCCCCATCCCCATACGCGCATTTCGTAGCGGTCCAGCTGGGAGTCGATACCGGCGGTCAGGTAAGCCACACGGTCAGGAACGGGCGCTGAATAATGCTCTTTCCGCTCTGCCATCACTTCAGCATCCGGACGTTCGCCAATTTTCGCCTCCCACGTCTCACCGAGCGTGGTGTTTACGAAGGTTTTACGTTTTCCCGTATCCCCTTTCGTTTTCATCCAGTCTTTGACAATCTGCACCCAGGTGGTGAACGGGCTGTACGCTGTCCAGATGTGAAAGGTCACACTGTCAGGTGGCTCAATCTCTTCACCGGATGACGAAAACCAGAGAATGCCATCACGGGTCCAGATCCCGGTCTTTTCGCAGATATAACGGGCATCAGTAAAGTCCAGCTCCTGCTGGCGGATGACGCAGGCATTATGCTCGCAGAGATAAAACACGCTGGAGGGGTCATCCGGCGTCCATTTGAGGCCAAACGGCGTCTCTTTGTCGCCAAATTTAAGATACTGCTCCTCCCCGCAATGCGGGCAGGCAACATGAAAACGCATAAAATGCGGGGATTCACTGGCTGCACGCTCAATCTGACAGGTGCCTCTCACTTTTGGCGTGGAGCCACGGATGGACTTTGGCCAGACCGAGCCTTCAATACGCTTGTCACCCAGGAACGTCGGAGAGCCTTCCTGTTCAATATCATCATCAAAAGCAGCAAGTTCATCATAACCCGCCACATCCACCGACTTTTCACGGTAGTTTTTTGCCGCTTTACCGCCCAGGCACCAGAAGCCACGCCCATTAGTGAAACGCTTCATGGTGAGCGTGTTATCCCGGTGCTTTTTGCCATACCACGGGGCCAGCGCCAGCAGCGACGGAATATCACGAATAGTCGGCTCAACGTGGGTTTTCATAAAGTTCTCGGCATCACCATCCGTCGGCAACCAGATAAGGGTGTTGCGCTGCTTATGCTCTATAAAGTAGGCATAAACACCCAGCAGCATTTTGGAATAACCGACACGGGCAGACTTCACCACATTCACCTCACGGATGTAGTCGCTGCCCATCGCATTCATGATGGCCCGCTGAAAGGGCAGTGTTTCCCAGCGCCCTTCCTGGTATGCGGATTCTTTCGGGAGATAGTAATTAGCATCCGCCCATTCAACGGCGGTCTGTGGCTCCGGCCTGAACAGTGAGCGAAGCCCGGCGCGGACAAAATGCCGCAGCCTGTTAACCTGACTGTTCGATATATTCACTCAGCAACCCCGGTATCAGTTCATCCAGCGCGGCTGCTTTGTTCATGGCTTTGATGATATCCCGTTTCAGGAAATCAACATGTCGGTTTTCCAGTTCCGGAAAACGCCGCTGCACCGACAGGGGGAGCCCGTCGAGAATACTGGCAATTTCACCTGCGATCCGCGACAACACGAAAGTACAGAATGCGGTTTCCACCACTTCAGCGGAGTCTCTGGCATTCTTCAGTTCCTGTGCGTCGGCCTGCGCACGCGTAAGTCGATGGCGTTCGTACTCAATAGTTCCTGGCTGGAGATCTGCCTCGCTGGCCTGCCGCAGTTCTTCAACCTCCCGGCGCAGCTTTTCGTTCTCAATTTCAGCATCCCTTTCGGCATACCATTTTATGACGGCGGCAGAGTCATAAAGCACCTCATTACCCTTGCCACCGCCTCGCAGAACGGGCATTCCCTGTTCCTGCCAGTTCTGAATGGTACGGATACTCGCACCGAAAATGTCAGCCAGCTGCTTTTTGTTGACTTCCATTGTTCATTCCACGGACAAAAACAGAGAAAGGAAACGACAGAGGCCAAAAAGCTCGCTTTCAGCACCTGTCGTTTCCTTTCTTTTCAGAGGGTATTTTAAATAAAAACATTAAGTTATGACGAAGAAGAACGGAAACGCCTTAAACCGGAAAATTTTCATAAATAGCGAAAACCCGCGAGGTCGCCGCCCCGTAACCTGTCGGATCGCCGGAAAGGACCCGTAAAATGATAATAATTATCATCTACATGTCACAACGTGCATCTACGCCATCAAACCACGTCAAATAATCAATTATGACGCAGGTATCGTATTAATTGATCTGCATCAACTTAACGTAAAAACAACTTCAGACAATACAAATCAGCGACACTGAATACGGGGCAACCTCATGTCAACGAAGAACAGAACCCGCAGAACAACAACCCGCAACATCCGCTTTCCTAACCAAATGATTGAACAAATTAACATCGCTCTTGATCAAAAAGGGTCCGGAAATTTCTCAGCCTGGGTCATTGAAGCCTGCCGTCGGAGGCTAACGTCAGAAAAGAGAGCATATACATCAATTAAAAGTGATGAAGAATGAACATCCCGCGTTCTTCCCTCCGAACAGGACGATATTGTAAATTCACTTAATTACGAGGGCATTGCAGTAATTGAGTTGCAGTTTTACCACTTTCCTGACAGTGACAGACTGCGTGTTGGCTCTGTCACAGGTTAAGTAGTTTGAATGATTAGCAGTTATGGTGATCGGTCAACCACCAGGGAATAATCCTTCATATTATTATCGTGCTTCACCAACGCTGCCTCAATTGCCCTGAATGCTTCCAGAGACACCTTATGTTCTATACATGCAATTACAACATCAGGGTAACTCATAGAAATGGTGCTATTAAGCATATTTTTTACACGAATCAGATCCACGGAGGGATCATCAGCAGATTGTTCTTTATTCATTTTGTCGCTCCATGCGCTTGCTCTTCATCTAGCGGTTAAAATATTACTTCAAATCTTTCTGTATGAAGATTTGAGCACGTTGGCCTTACATACATCTGTCGGTTGTATTTCCCTCCAGAATGCCAGCAGGACCGCACTTTGTTACGCAACCAATACTATTAATTGAAAACATTCCTAATATTTGACATAAATCATCAACAAAACACAAAGAGGTCAGACCAGATTGAAACGATAAAAACGATAATGCAAACTACGCGCCCTCGTATCACATGGAAGGTTTTACCAATGGCTCAGGTTGCCATTTTTAAAGAAATATTCGATCAAGTGCGAAAAGATTTAAACTGTGAATTGTTTTATTCTGAACTAAAACGTCACAATGTCTCACATTATATTTACTATCTAGCCACAGATAATATTCACATTGTGTTAGAAAACGATAACACTGTGTTAATAAAAGGACTTAAAAAGGTTGTAAATGTTAAATTCTCAAGAAATACGCATCTTATAGAAACGTCCTATGATAGGTTGAAATCAAGAGAAATCACATTTCAGCAATACAGGGAAAATCTTGCTAAAGCAGGAGTTTTCCGATGGGTTACAAATATCCACGAACATAAAAGATATTACTATGCCTTTGATAATTCATTACTATTTACTGAGAGCATTCAGTACACTACACAAATCTTTCCACGCTAAATCATAACGTCCGGTTTCTTCCGTGTCAGCACCGGGGCGTTGGCATAATGCAATACGTGTACGCGCTAAACCCTGTGTGCATCGTTATTAATTATTCCCGGACACTCCCGCAGAGGAGTTTCCCTGTCAGGGCTGCGGACATAGTTAATCCGGGAATACAGTGACGATCCTTCGCATCTGACATACATTAATAAATATTAACAATATGAGATTTCAACTCATTGTTTAGGGTTTGTTTAATTTTCTACACATACGATTCTGCGAACTTTAAAAAGCATCGGGAATAACACCATGAAAAAAATGCTACTCGCTACTGCGCTGGCCCTGCTTATTACAGGATGTGCCCAACAGACGTTTACTGTTCAAAACAAACCGGCAGCAGTAACACCAAAGGAAACCATCACCCACCATTTCTTCGTCTCTGGAATTGGGCAGAAGAAAACTGTCGATGCAGCTAAAATTTGTGGCGGCGCAGAAAATGTTGTTAAAACAGAAACCCAGCAAACATTCGTAAATGGATTGCTCGGTTTTATTACTTTAGGCATTTATACTCCGCTGGAAGCGCGTGTGTATTGCTCACAATAATTGCATGAGCTGCCCATCGATATGGGCAGCTCTATCTGCACTGCTCATTAATATACTTCTGGGTTCCTTCCAGTTGTTTTTGCATAGTGATCAGCCTCTCTCTAAGGGTGAAATAATCCCGTTCAGCGGTGTCTGCCAGTCGGGGGGAGGCTGCATTATCCACGCCGGAGGCGGTGGTGGCTTCACGCACTGACTGACAGACTGCTTTGATGTGCAACCGACGACGACCAGCGGCAACATCATCACGCAGAGCATCATTTTCAGCTTTCGCATCAGCTAACTCCTTCGTGTATTTTGCATCGAGCGCAGCAACATCACGCTGACGCATCTGCATGTCAGTAATTGCCACGTTCGCCAGCTTCAGTTCTCTGGCATTTTTGTCGCGCTGGGCTTTGTAGGTAATGGCGTTATCACGGTAATGATTAACAGCCCATGACAGGCAGACGATGATGCAGATGAGCAGAGCGGAGATAATCGCGGTTATTCTGCTCATACCTCACTCTCTCTGACCGTTCCGCCAGCTTCTTTGAATTTTGCAATCAGGCTGTCAGCCTTATGCTCGAACTGACCATAACCAGCGCCCGGCAGTGAAGCCCAGATATTACTGCAACGGTCGATTGCCTGACGGATATCACCGCGATCAATCATAGGTAAAGCACCACGCTCTTTAATCTGCTGCAATGCCACTGCGTCCTGGCTTTTGGGGGAGAAGTCTTTCAAACCAAGCTGTTTACGGTAAGCATCCCACCAGCGTGAAAGAAGCTGATAACGTCCGGCGGCTGTTGATTTGAGTTTGGGGTGTAGCGTGACAAGTTTGCGAGGGTGATCGGAGTAATCAGTAAACAGTTCGCCGCCAACAATAACATCATAACCGTGGTTACGTGTCGGTTGTCGCCCGTTATCCGTTCCTTCTGACCACGCCAACATATCGAGGAAGGCTTTACGCTGAGGATTAAGATTTTGCATTTTTCACCCCTGTCAGTCGTTCCCAGAAGTACGTCAGTGCAACCGAACCCATCGCACCACTAATCCCCGCTGTCGCGAGAATCATGTAAATACTGAATCCACTTTCGATGCTGATCAGGCCACCAATAACACCGGTGAATCCTGATACCACTATTTGAGCCAGAGCATTTATCCAACTCCACGTTGCTTTACTCTGCTTCACATCTATCAGGTAGCGGACCAGACCGCCCCAACCTGCGATGATCAGCAAAACGAGCCAGAACGCTCCGGCAAGGCTCTCTTTTTCGTGCATATGAATAGCCAATGTTTCGCCGCCGACAAAAGGCCGGGACGTTAAATGTCAGAAATCAGGCTCACGGGGTAATTTAACGACAAAGCACGGAGTTGATGCTCCCCACAAGCCTAGAATAAAAAAGCCAGCATGTAGCTGGCAACAGAGGGCTAAGCAATATCAACTCAACAGCTGAAGACCCCCTGGCTGGGGTAGGTTGGAAGGCTACTCACCGTTCAGAAACAGAAAAGCCCAAGGCTTTAAACCTCGGGCTTGAATTTGGATTACTGCCAGTGCGTACAACATTGGCAAAATATCAGATTTACATAAAATATATGATTTTTAATCCAGTTTTGCAATATCTTGCTGTGAAAATGTGGTCTTTTGTTTTGAACGTGTTTTCGTTAAAAGCAATAAAGCTTGGCTATCAAGCTGTAGAAAAATGTGTTTCATTGCAACCCAGCGTTCAGTAAATGTCTCAGACCAGTTTTTTGATGTCACTCCCACCAGTGATGCCAGCTCCTGGTATTCATAGGTCTTACCCCCTGCCAGCTCGTTCTTCACATCCTGTGCCGCCAGCCAGATCAACTTCTTCAAACGTTCCAGTGTCTTACCTGCAATTTTCCTGGTACCCAACAGAGTCTTAAACTCGCTCCATGCCCACTGCGTTATGGTGACCTGATGTTCCCAGCGAACACTTTCGCTGTAACTCCACAGCAACCACGCTTTCTGATGTTCTTCGAGAGACAGAACCGCGCGGCGCCATGACGAGGTTGAGAACTCAACCTGGCTGACCAGTGCAATGGATGAACCTTTTGCGTACGACTGCTTACCGGAAATCGGCGGATTATCCAGCGTAATCATCCTGCCAGTTACCTCATCCAGAATGCGCGGCTTCTTTCGTTTGTATGTACCAGTATCAAATTGTGCATGCTCCAGCCAGGCTTCAAGCTGTCCTTTCGTTGCTCCGCTCAAATCAGCGGTAGCCACAATGAGTTGCTCGCGGACATACTGTAAATATTGGGTATTCATGCGGCAGCTCCTTTCAGTGTTTTGGCGTAATTCTTCAGTATCCGGTAATCGGTCAAAACAGAACCAGGAAAACGATATAAGCGCAGGCGCATCCAGCGGTGGCGAAGACGTTCTGCCATATAAGACTCAAACATCATTCATTCCCCAGTTCGGTGATGGTCAGCTCCAGCTTCCCACCTTTGGTAACGGGCATCTTCACAACACGGTAATCAACGACCTGTGCATCATCCAGCCAGAAACCTGCTTTGGTGAGTGCGTCAAAAGCGGCTTTTTGCAGATTATCCAGGTCACGGCGACGGCGATCCGGCATGTGGCACTCAATACGGATTTTCACTGGCATAGCCAGGCCGATATCCAGCATGGAGCCTTTGATGATTCGGGCGACGTTATCACGGTATGCCTGCCCTTCTGCGCTGATGTGCGTGCGCCCGCGATTATGCCGGTAGTAGCGATTATTGCTCGGAGGCCAAGGTAATGTGATGCTGTAGGTATTCACGCCTTAATAACCCCCTCTTTCAGCCAGATAACCTGTGTTCTCGCCATACCTTCCAGCGCGCATTCTTTTGCATATGCAGCATCGACAAAATGTGTGCGGCGGTCGATTTCGTCGTGGCAGGCAGAACATGCAATGGTGGCAATCAAGTCTGGCGGTTTGGTACCGGTGCCGCACAATCCAGTCAGCCGGATATGTGCCAGTACAGACGTTTCAGGGTTGCCATTACATACGCCAGGGATTCTTACTTGGCATTCCCGACTACGCGCTGCTTTTCTCAAATCAGCCATGATTCCTCCTTGCTGCCAGTCGCAACCATTTTTTATCAACCAGGCTGGCGGTATATCCGAGCAGTGTTGGTATTTCGGATGGCTTCAGCTCAGGTTTACGCTTACGACGATTTGGTACTTTGTAGATGTGTCCGTTCATGACACGAATAAGCGGTGTAGCCATTACGCCTCCTGCTTGTCGCGCAGCAGCTGGAACTCGCAGCTCTGTGGAATAGTCAGGTGGCAGCCAATATTCATCGCCCAGGCTTCAACCTTACACAGGAAGACATACATCTCTCCGGTACCAAGATCGGAGGTATGGCGTAACGACTGGATAGTAGTGATTTCGCCGGTTACGACATCAACCAGGTCCTTGGTTTCATAACCGAGGTATGTGTGTTTGAGAGCATCTTTTACCCATGCTGAAGTAGCGAACGATTTCCCCCTGCTGATGAGGTATTCACTGATTTCGCTGTACCACATGTGGCTGAGTGCATTCTGGGAAAGACTGCGTTTCTCACGCCACGGTTTAAGCACCATGCGAAAGCATTTTCCGTTCTCCAGATAAGGCTGGATCTGCTGGCCGATAGCAGTGAAGTTACCGCGATGCAATTTGATACCGTCTTGTGGGAGGTTCACGCTTCACCTCCGCAGAGGTCAAACGTTGGATGCAAAGAACCACAGGTGCATTTCTGCATCAGTGAAGGGAGAAGAGAGTTTGGATTGTATGTGCGCATAAACGTCCCCGTTTAGCGCAGAAGTCACCGGAGTTGTTCAGGCTCCTAGGACATTATTATTGCTGGTTGATAATGGAAAATCAAAGCTTACTAAGCTGAGGAGGATTTCTTGGGGTGATATTTACGGATTGCAGCATCAATACGGACGCGGGATGGTAAGACATCGAATGCTATGTTGTAGTATTCACTATCAAACGCTTGATGTCTCACAACATTAAATTCTTTAAACTCAGTCACTTGGTAAACCACTGGTTCATTGGAATTGGTAGAACGCACTACCGATTTCGTTACCACGCTTATCTTATCAAGCCCTGCTTCATCGTTCTTTATATCGCCTTCATAACCTAAACCAAAAACTAAGTAATCTTCCACGTTAAGCTCCTATAAGAGTTTGTTATATGTCGTTTTTGGCCAATTATTTCATTAAACTTTTTGAGACAAATACTTGTTCGCACTTTGCCATATATGGCTCTCTGCCTGATACTTCATGGTATAGAGCATGATTTAGCATAATGTTTTTCATGCTTTCTTCGCAGTCTTTCCTGCTATAAAAGACGTTTACCGGCTCTTTTGTGGTGTTGACATTCACTACTTCCACTGAACAACCTGACATATTGCTGAGGCTAGCACAGGTGCTCAAAACCAGCACAAATAGTTCGTGCATAAAACGACTCCCTTATCTATGTGCTGGTTATATTGCCCAAATTCTAATAGAAATTACGACTATTTTTTAACGGCAGCAACATCTTGTATTCCTAAACTTAGCAGAAGGCGGTGGGTAAAGACGGTACCATAGTGTCATTTCGATGGCCTCCTGTCGAAAACAATAGGCCTTCGATGCTAAGTTCTGTATACCAACAATACCCGTTTCATCGCGGCACTCTGGCGACACTCCTTAAAAATCATATTCGTGCTCACCTTTCCTTCCCGTTCTTCCTTGGTAGCAAACCGGTAATACACCGTTCGCCAGACCTTACCTTCGATAACCAGAAGACCTGCCCGTGCCATTTTAGCCGCGGCCTGATTTATGCTGGTTACTGTTGCGCCTGTTAGCGCGGCAACGTCCGGCGCACAGAAGCTATTATGCGTCCCCAGGTAATGAATAATTGCCTCTTCGCCCGTCATACACTTGCTCCTTTCAGTCCGAACTTAGCTTTAATTTCTGCGATCTTCGCCAGCGCCTGAACACGATTTAGAGGTCTGCCGCCCATGACAGGAAGTTGTTTTACTGGTTCAGGTATCGTCTCACCACGGTTAATTCGCGCTGCCATACAGGTCAGTTCATCGGCAGCCTTGCGCCGTAATTCCGCGTCAGTCAGCGCATTGGCCCGCATGTTCTGGTACAGGTTGGTAACCAGCCAGTAGTGCGCGTTCGATTTCCACGGATAAGACTCTGCATCCGGATACAGGCCTCGCTTCCGGCAATACTCGTAAACCATATCAACCAGCTCGCTGACGCTTGGCAGTCCGGCGATAACGGATGCTTCTTCCCGGCACCATGCAACAAACTGCCCGGGTGATGGCAGAAATGGTCGATTCTGCCGACGGGCTACGCGCATTCCTGCGTTAACCTGTTCCATTGTGGTGATCCCGTTTTCCCGGAAAGCCAGAACCCACTGGCGGCGGATTTCGTTCAGTTCGTTCTGGTCCCGGTTAGCCAGGCTCGCCGGGAAAGTTGCCAGTAACTGGCTGAACACACCATTGATGATCTGCGCTACCAACTGTACCTGCGGCTTTTCGTCGTACTGTTCCGGCATGTTATTGGCGATCCGGCGCATCTGCTCACGGTCAAAGTTAACCATCTGTGCGGCGATGTTTTTCATAAATCCACCCCATAAATCCAGTCAGTGTTTGTCAGGTCCAGTTTTGATTTTCCGGCTGTCACGCCAGCCTGTTGCTTGTTACGGTTGATTTCGAGTTGGGTCCACTTGTCGCGGAGTTTGGCCGGACTTAGCACGTTACCGGACCAGAAGTTGTCCTGGCATGCCCAGCGGAACAGCACGCACATGTCGCGGTGGTTACGTCCGTCACGTTCACGCATCAGGCGGATATCGTTAGCCCACCCTGCAAAATTCGGTTTTCTGGCTGATGGCGCGATGGTCTTCACCATGTCAAACATCCACTCTGCGGCGGTCAGGTCTTCTGCTGTCCCCCACCTGCTGCCGCTCTGAATTGCAGCATCTGGTTTCTCCACAGGAAGATCGTTTTCTGGTTGGTCAGAGGATTCGCCAGAATTCTCGGACGAAAAAGGTTTTATATTGTCTTTTGTTAGTTTGTCTTTTGTGTTTACCTGATTCGGGTAAACGCCTTTACCTGATTTGGGTAAACTTTTCTTACCTGATTCAGGTAAATTTACCTCTTTCAGGTAAACTTTATTTTTCTTACCTGATTCGGGTAATGTTGACCATTCACTGACCACATTATTAATGCCGATATTCCGCCCGCTCTGAATAAGAATCCCACGCTTTACCAGAACGCTTTTTGCAGAAGAACACTTGTGCGGCAATATCCCGGTCAATTCGGAAAGTTGCTCGTTGCTCACCCAATCCAGTTTTTTATTAAAGCCATATGTTTTGCGCATGACAGCCAGGAAGACCAGAAGCTGGTGCTGTGTTAATCCGGCCAGCATCACAGCTTCCAGCAACTCATTTGCAATGCGCGTATAACCATCATCGAGATCTGCCACGCGCCGCTCCTTTTGTGCCTCATCCGGCACTGGAAAATTGAATATCTCAGCAGTGAACCGCCCCGGGAATCCTGGAGACTAAACTCCCTGAGAAAGAGGTAAACAGGATGACTAAAAATACACGTTTTTCCCCCGAGGTCCGTCAACGGG